TAATAACTGTCAGTGGGTGACCAGAAGGATTCGAACCACAAAATTGCATGAAATCGCCATTGAAATTTGCAAAAGCGAAAGCAGTGTCTTCAGCAACACTTTGCATAGCCACCAAATACTTAGTAGCCATTCCAGCGCGTGCAGATATCTCCAAAATGATCCCAAATGCTTTCAAAATAACCATGGAACCCATTGATTTATCAAAAGACTTAAAATCACCGGCAATCATACGATGGTCACCAAACCTAACCAAGTACTGATGAAGGCGTGTCCATTCTATGCTCGTAGCATTCGTGCCAGGAGCACCTTCAAAAACAAATTTGTGTCGTTGCATCAACCGTATGAACGGTAAGAACAACATGCGAACACAAATACTCCAAGCAAATGGACCACCCATAAAAACACGAGCTTTCCCACTTTTCACTTTAGCTAGTGGTAGTGCTTCATCTTTAAGATGTTGCATAAAAACCGGAGCTGCTCGAATCCCATTCGTCATATCAAACCAAATCTGATTGACTTCACTTTTGATCTCATCAGAAATGGCGACAGGGTGCTGCCAGGTGTCATCAGCCGCTAAACGCGTCACATAATAAGACTTGCTTTTATTTCGAGGGAACCCAGCACTCGATTTAAAATTCATCGAGTCTATAAACTTCACACCCGGCATACCGTTCAATGCAACCTTCAATGTAACAGGATTCTGAACTGCAACCAAATCATCCTGATTCAATTGTGAAAAAATATAATCAAGATAATTGTCACAGCAAAAATTCATAATGTCTTCCCGAAACAAATTTTGTTTCTGAACCATAGCCTTAAGTGCAATGTGAACAGCCCGATACCCTTTCATCGGTGCAGCACCATACTTCCGGGTGTGTCCATGGTTCAAAAGATAGTTAGAAAACGGTGTATCAGTGGCAGTGCTCTTAGGTTGCCGTTTAAAACCTTCAAAAGAACCATATACCATTAGTTCACCTTCCTCAATAAATCGGGCCGCACATTTAGGACTAATAATACTGGAAAACGCTTGGGATTCCAAATTTGGCATAGCACAATCTATTGGTGGAACACTAAAATGCTTCAAGGCGAGTTCTACATCTTCCTGAAAAATCATCACACCAACAGCGGTGTTATCTTGCCCACCAAAACAATGAATGCCTGCAATCACACCAAAACTGGGCAATTTAACAACCATCGGCGAACCACACTCTCCATTGCCAGTATCTCTACTCATATGGGACACTGCTACATCAAGTTTTTGATTCACCTGCGGAGCATCTCTTTCATAAGCAACTTGTGTGCGAATGGTATCGTTGTAACTCAACGAGCCATTAGGTAAACGAGAAACTAATCTTCCAGGTCCGTCAATTTTGGCACCATGTTTAGGCAATATTCCTCTCAGATCACGTCTTACAGGCATGTAGTTAATCTCAAAGAAAGCTAACTCTTGTTTGGGTAGTCTGAAAATGGTGGCCTGTGTCATCAAAAATCTGACATTACCATTACAACCCTCGCTATTGTTTTCATGAATGACTTGTATGGAAAACTCATCATCACAAGGTAAAACGTGGTGAGGAACAACATACAAATGTCCCACAAGGCAAAAAGCACGGAAAACAGTGTGTCTATCCTCTCCATGGGTCGTCCTACACCAAACTACGTTTCGACCAACGATAGAAGAAACTTTGCTCAGAGGAAGACCAGACCATGAAGTTGCGAGACGGGATAAAAATTCACTAGGAACATAATCATCCTTGCGCCACACATTCTCAGTCTCACCCAATTTCTCAGGTTCAACGCCTTCATTATCAATATCAAACGCCTCATCAACCTGCATGTCCAAGGAAGCAAGATCAGAGAAATTCTTTTTATAGAATTTCCATGCCAAACCCAAAGATGAAATCGTCGCCAAAATACTTATGAATGAAAGTAACTTCGAAGAATGATCCTTAAGCTTAATCGATAACATTTTCAACAATTGTTTCTTAATGTGATCGAAACTCAAACCAGCCACATAGTTCCTAAACTTCATAGCACGCTGGATTCCAATCGCTGTAGAAGTAGCTAGCAGTTCCAAAGGAGACTCAATGAGAGAATCATTTTCTCTCATCGCCTCACCAATGCATTCGCTGGTAAATTTCAAGCTTCCAAAGGTAGCAGCCGTAACTCCAACTCCAGAAATTGTGGAACCAACTGATCCCTGCAATTCACAATCTTCAAAATCTGGTACCGAATCAATTCGGAAATCACCAAAATAAAGACAATCACAGGCTGCCGGTGGTAGTAAACACCCTTCACACAAACAAACATCTGCGACACTATTCTTCGATGTAATAAAAGCCAATTGGGCTTCACGATGCTCTTTGAGCCACGTATTGTAGCACTTAATAAATTCGTAAATACAAGAAGTTTCAAGAATCGTAGTGGTGACAATCTGTTCGTCTGGATTTATGGTAACCGCTTTCACTTCAATATCCCATAAGTCCGGATAATGTCCACGCTCCAATTTAGGAATGTTGAGTGAATCCAACATTCTTGTACCTGGTTTGCGGAATTGCTCTTTAGGAACAATATTGACAATGTAAGGAAATCTCCTACGAACGGCCTGAGGATTATTAAACCACACGTGGGCTTTCAAATTTTCTGTGTTTGTCGTAGCAAGCATGAGTTCACACAAAAAAGGAGTTCTACCTTTGTCTTCCAAGGAAGCTTGTGGGGTGCTAAAATGCACGTTGTTAGCTGCCTGTAAAATATCAGCCATAGATGGGTCTGTAGAGGATCCATTAGGATTAATTGAGGCCACATCATCTAGCAAACAACCCCACATACTGCTCTTAAAATTATTCCAATGTGCTTCCGCAGCGGTGCGGGTGTAGACACCACCCTCTAATTCCTTCTTATACACTTTAGCATAGTGGGCAAAAAGGGTGTCAGTGAATGTTGTCTTACCAACTGAGGAACCAGCAGCGATCAACATGGTGAAAGGGGAAATCCTAACTTTCCCACAAGCACCTTTTATAACGATGTCGGTCTGTAAAATCTTCAATCGAGATAATAATGATCCAATCATTTCTTTCCTATCTGCAGCTTTTAAGTACTTTTTGATCTCCAAACCCTCATCTAAAAGCAAATTAAGTTTATTGAGATAAGAGTGAAAATCTATGCCTACAGCTTCAGGATTACACAAAGCCGCACTGGTATCCAATAATTCTTGACAATCGTCAACCCACTTAGAATAAGAAGTAGGAGTATGTAAAAGAGAGTGCCAAGAGCCAGTAGCACCAAAACTAGCTATGCGATCACCTATAAAGGAAATAAGATCGATAAGCGCAGCAAAAAAATCAGTATGTGAAGAGATCGACTGGCAAGCTGTGGTGATCAAGTCCCACAAGTCTTTCATGTTATTTTCCAGACCCAGGTAGGACAAAACGCCACATGAAAATGCAAGACTAACCATCTTAAGAAATTTGACGATCACAGGATGATTTTTTAAAGTCTCATAAGAGACAACCATATGTTTCAAGACTGACCAGTCAAAGGACTGGGCTTGACCACCTCCACCATATGAAAAACAGAGACGGACCAAAAATTCACCAATTTGTTTGCCACAATGGATTCTAGTAATATAATCCAATATGGCTATAATGTCAGAACTATCTGACACCTTTTGAAGCCTGCCAAATACCCACACCAGGGTACTCAACATCTCCTTCAGCGTATGCTGAAGTGCAGGATCTCCAATTTCCAATAAAGTACTGGTGAATACTTCACGGAAAAGTCCAAAGATATCTTGTAAAGAGCTTTGGAGGTGTAATTTTTCGATGTCACAATTGACATCAGGTTGGCTGCAATGATCACAAGAGCAATCATTACAGCAAATCCCCATAATAGAATGGGGTTTTTGGAGCTTTGAGAGCTCCATCTGCTTTCGCCATTTGCGAAAGACTCGGCCACGTATACATACGTGGGGGGTGGGAATCACTTCCCTTGTTGCAACTATGTTTAAATTTTTATTTAACACCATTAGTGGCAAAACAGGTTTCATGCACCTATTTAAATGCCTCCTTAAACTCATCTAGGGAGGTTGCCATATTTTAACCCGACTTACTTCTGGGATGCTGACCAGTAGCAGGTGTAGGACCCTTATCCCTCACTTGTTAGTGTGGTGGGATTAATGGGTAAGTAACACAAAGATTATGTGTGCTTTCTCCCAAAAATCCAGTCCACAATGTCAAATGATATGGGGGGCTATCTACTATCGCGTAGTGCAAAGATGGTTTCTTAAAACCAACAAATCCAGCGCAAATGACCAATAGAGACGTTTCAAACAGGATGCCACCCTGTCATACTAAGATCGTATCAAATGCGACTATACCTTTTACAGTAGTATTACTCATCTGCTTCTTCCGAGGCAAAGAGACACTAGTTGCGGAGAACTCAATGCTGGAAGGTCGGGGTGCTCAATAGCACCCCTCTGGTCATTATTTAACTAAAAAATCGACCATAAAAAGAATCTCCGAAATAGGAGCTAAAAATTTGAGATTATAATAAACCTCAAAAAGATGGGGACAAAGTCCCCGGGGCCCTGGTTGGTTTAACTCCAGGGATACCTAGAAAAAAGCTGAAATAGTACTGTTGCATCAAAAGGACACACATGCAAAATACATAGTGAAAGTACGCATATTTCCATTAAGTAATAAAGG